TAAAATATAATTAAATAGAATATTTTTATAAACTTATGTAATTATTATAACTGTTGCAATAATGTCATACGTCAAATTATTGACTTGACAAATAAAATGTTCTTGTTTTGTTCTCATAAGGTATCATTTACCCATAAAAAAATAAAGACTATGCAAATATTGTATAGCCTAGCAAAAAAAAAATATGTTGTGTTGTATATATATATACCCCACCCCCATATATGCACCAAAATACCAGGCTAAATAATAAAAATATAAAAAAAGACTTGACAAACGTGGGGGAGTTATGTATAATTATATATAGTTAATAAAAATAAATGTACTTTGTTTATCTTTTATTTGTTTTTATTATTATTTTCATATCATAATATACAATAGGTTTAAATATATTGGAAACTATACAGACTATAGATACTATAAGTCCCTATATTCACTTAGATACTTTGTTACAAACAAAAATAAAACAAGAATCTAAAGAAAACTTTGTCACTTTTGTTAGAACATTAGCTCCAACCCTTGTTTCTGATTGGAAAATGGGTCGCCACATAGAGTTAATTAGCCATAAACTACAACAATTAGAATCTGGAGAGATAAAAAGACTTATGGTCTTTCTACCTCCACGTAGTTCTAAGTCTGTAATCTGTTCTAAACTGTTTCCTGCATGGTATATTGGTAGAAATCCAGAGCATGAGATACTAACTGTTTCCCATAGTGACCAATTATCTAGTGATTTTGGTAGAAGTGTAAGAGATATTGTAAATGATGAACGATTTCAAAACATATTCAAAGGTGTTTCTCTAAGAAGTGACGTAAGAGCTGCAGGAAAATGGAAGACAAACCAAAATGGTACGTACTATGCAGCAGGTGTTAGGTCACAGATAGCAGGTCGAGGAGCTCACATAGCTATATTAGATGATGTGATGTCTGAAGAGGACTCATTTTCTGCAGCAGGTAGAAGATATGTAAAAGAGTGGTATCCATCAGGACTACGAACACGTATTATGCCCAATGGTTCTATCTTAATTATTAATACAAGATACCATTATGATGATTTATGTGGATGGTTACTAAAACAAGAAGAGAATGTAGGTGATTATGCTGTGACTCCCTGGCATGTAGTGCGTATACCTGCATGGTTAGACGAGGAGTCAGCTTCGTTACTGCAGTTACCTGTGGGTTCAAGCTATTTTCCAGAGTGGAAACCTGAAGATGTTCTCAAGGTAGACGAAGCAGAGATAAAAGCATCCAATGGGTCTCGATATTGGAACGCACTTTACATGCAAGACCCAACTCCTGATGAGGGAGGTATTATAAAAAAGAAATGGGTACAGTATTGGGAAGATGAAGAGCCACCATCTTGTGATTTTATAATACAAACATATGATACTGCATTTTCCACATCAAGAACTGCAGACTATAGTGTAATACAAACCTGGGGAATTTTTCATACCTATGAAGAAACAGAAGATGGCTATGAACAATATGTAGCTCAACTAATATTATTAGGAAACATTAAAGGTAGATTTGAATATCCAGAGTTAAGACGTATAGCACAACAGTTATATGATGAACATAGACCTGATGTTTGTATGATAGAAAAGAAAGCATCTGGTCAATCACTAATACAAGATATGCGAAGAGCAGGATTACCTGTTTTAGAATATTTACCAGATAAAGATAAAGTAGCTAGAGTATATTCTGCAACTCCACTAATGGAAGCAGGAAGAGTATGGATACCTAGCAATAGAAAATGGTCAGAAGATTTATTAGAAGAACTATTACGTTTTCCAAATGCAGCACATGATGACCAAGTTGATGCAATGACTATGGCAATACACTATATGAAAGAGTCCTGGCACCTAGAACATCCTGAAGACCCAGAGTGGGATGACCCACCTATGAAAAAAAAGGTTGCATACT